CACAAGTTAGCAAAATATAAAATCCAACTTTAGTTTTGCATAAGAAATTTTGCACGAAAAGGCAAGTTCATTAGTTTAGTTTTTGCACGAAACCACTGAAATTTAGATGGTTCCATGCAGAAATTAAAACGAAAAAGTGTCACATCAACACATAAATTACAGCGAAAAACCGGAGGAGTGCAGTTAAGGGGTGGTTCAAATAACATGATTATCGGAGAAAGAATAACAGAAGAGGCGTCCATAGACGACCAAGAACTGCTGGAACTTCAAGCTACTGCCGAATCCCTTGTCGCCTTCAGGGAAAAGTTTTTAGCCGCTCCAAATGACGTTGAGGCGGCGCCGTTTCATCATAGATGGTCGCACTTGCTTTTAAACAGCAGGGAACACGTAGCTATCATGGGATTCCGCGAAAGCGCAAAAGACCAGTATGTTTATCAGGCCAACATTATGCACGCGCTCACATACCCAATGTACAACCGAAGTTACATAGTTATCATTTCAAACAACAAAACCCAAGCCAGTCAAAAACTTAAAGATATAACTCGCCAATTCCAGTCTGTTGAAAACAGCAATCTGCGCTTTAACGTGGCGAAGATCATAGAAGACTCTGGGGACGCCTTCCAAGTGCAATACCTTGACGGTATGCAAGTCAGGATAGAGGCTTACGGCAAGGGAGCCGCAGTCCGAGGCATCGTCTGGGGCGCCAAAAGGCCGGACATCGTTATCCTCAACGACATTCAGGACGTTGAAGACATGGAGTCTCCTATAACTCTCGAGAAGGATTGGCACTGGTTCTTAAGTGACATCAAGTTCCTTGGGCACAGCTCTAGGATATTTATGATCGGGAATAATATGGGGCCGAACTGCGTCATAGAAAAAGTATTCCAGCACGCAAGAGAGCTTAATTTTATAACTGAAAGGGTGCCCTGGATAACAGAAGACTTTAAGGCGGCATGGCCTGCCAGATTCCCGTATGAATACTGCATGGCAGAAAGAGAGTCCTATGAGGCCATCGGAGAGATAGACATTTGGGAACGAGAACGCATGTGCAGGGCCATGGCGGAAGAATCCCACCCGCTCAAGTGGGACAACATGATGTTTTATAACGAGGCCGAACTTGATTTATCGGGAATGTCGATAATTACAATGACAGACCCCGGCATTAGTGAAAAGGCAGACGCAGACCCAACTGTAATTATCACAGTAGGCATAGCCCAAGACAACAAGTGGTACATCTTGGACGTAGACAGGCGAAGAAGAAATCCAAGCGAACAGATAAACGACATATTTAGGGCGGTGTCCAGATGGAGACCAGTTTCTGTGGGCATCGAAACAGTCGCTTATCAAGAGTCGCTTGCTCATTTTGTTGAAAAAGAACAAAGGGAGCGCGGTGTTTATTTTAACGTAGTGAGGGTCAGGAGTAGGGGAAATAAGATTTCTAAGATAAGGGGCAGGCTACAGCCGCTTATGCGAGTGGGGATGCTTTATGCGCCTAAACATGCCCCTTGGCTGGAAGATTTTAAGGCAGAGGTCGGGATGTTCCCCGTGGCAAAACACGATGACATTCTTGACGCTCTGTCAATGATAGAAGACGCAAGAGCGGAGCTTCTGGTCCCGGCTTTCAACAGCAGGACATGTGTTGCAGTAGATACACCCATTCCAGCGCATTGGCCGCTTTGGTCATCAATGGTTGCCGATCCTGAAGGAGATGCCGTTATCATTTTGGGAACATGTTCTCCTGAAGGCAACCTGACTATTCTTGACCAAATATACGCCAGAGTGACACCAGAGGAACTTTATCACAAATACAAGGAAATGACCGGGAACAGACAAGTCATATCCCTTCAAGTCCCGATGGAAATGTTTAAGGAGCGCAGGAAAACCGGACAGATAAGGTCAACCGTGTACAGTGGAGCTGGATTTAAGATGGTGCAAAGTATGTGTGACTACAGCGTCATGTTGCCTGTTTTGTCCAGCTACTTCACGACGCATGACGGGAGCAGACCAAAACTACAAATAAGCCCGAAATGCAAGAGGCTTATCTGGGAGCTTTACAACGCTCTGGAAGGGGAACTCAAGTCGAACGACAGGAAGTCTATACAGGCACTGTTGCTCTGGCTTTCATCCGGGCCCAAATGGCGGGACATGAGAAGTCAGCCCTTGAGTTCAGCACGCAACATAAAATATCCCAGCGCTGATATTCCATAAGACAAGGTGGTGTTAATGATTGGAAGCTACATATAACCCAGAATTACCAGAAGTAGAGGAAGGACGTCCCGTTGTCGAGGAAGACAGCAAAGACCCTAAAGACATAGCCCTCCGAGTCGTCAAGGCCGATATAGAGGTTGCTAAGACTGCCAATGATTCCGAAAAGGACTTAAGACAGGAAGCATATAACCTATATAGGGCTATGGGTGACGGGAAAGATGACAGGCCGGGCAGAAGCCGCATTAAATCAAGTGACGTTATGGATATGATAGAGTGGCTTATGCCGGCTCTTATGAAGGCCTTCTTCGGCTCTAGGAAGTGTATTTCCGTAGAGCCTATAGGCAATGAAGATATAACCAAGGCGGAGAAATTCCAAAAGCTCCTTAACTGGCAGTTTGTGGACAAGGGCAACGGGTTTAGAACAGGACACGAGTGGATGAAATCATCGCTGGTCTATGGGCTGTCCCCGGTCAAGGTCACGTGGCAAGACCTCTATGTGCGCAAGGGTTTTGCTTTCCCTGAGGTCACTGAGCCACAATTTGAACAGCTCAGGAGAGACGGAAATGTCGAACGTATCGAAGTGGGCTCTGTTGATGTCAAGATGGATGCGCCGCAGATGGGGCAGAATCCATATATGCTTATGGCAGGGCAGAACGTTACGCCGATGATGATAGACCCTATGATGCTGGAACCCTACAGAGTTTATCGGGACGTAAGGGGAGAGAAAAAGATCAAGATATACAGCGGCCCGATGGTCGAAGTCGTCCCGCCAGAAGACTTCTTCTGCGACCCTGAGGCCAGAGACATACAGGAAGCTAGGTTTGTTATACACAGAGTTAAGCGCACTGTTTCTTATTTGAAGAAAAAAGAGCAGGAAGGTATATACAGCAACATCGACGATGTTATAGAGTCCGGAACAGTCTCAAAAGGAAAGACTGATGAAGACGACGATGAAGCCGCAATGAGAGCCACATCGTCCTCTAGGTATTCTCACTATACATCACGGAACGACGTACAGAAGGCGCGCAGGAAAATAGATGTGTGGGAATGGTGGGGGCTTCTTGATGTAGATGACAGCGGTATAGCCGAGCCTTATTTGGTTGTTGTCGCAAATAATGTCATTATACGCATGGAAAGAAATCCTTATGCGCACGGCGAAGCTCCTTTTGAGGTTATGAGACCCATACTTGACATTTTTACAATGAAGGGTATAAGTATGGTTGACCTTGTAGGTGAGTACCAAAAAGCAAAAACAGCACTTATGCGCCAGACGCTTGATAATATTTCCTTTCAAAACAACCAAATGTGGGAAGTCGATGAGACCGCTGGGGTGGATATAGACAGTCTTATAAACCCAAGACCGGGCGGAGTTGTTATCACAAACAGGCTTGGCGCTATTAAACAGATAACTCCGGCACCCTTGGAACAGTATGTATATAAGACAATGGAGTTTATACAAGGGCAGTTGGAACAGAGAACCGGTATTACTAGGTATAATCAGGGCTTAGATGCCAATACGCTCAATAAAACCGCAACTGGCATACAGTCAATCATGTCGGCTTCTTCCCAGCGCATAGAACTGATTGCAAGAGTCATGGCAGAGACTGGGTTCAGGAAGCTGTATAAAAAAATGTTGATGTTAAACCAGCAGTTTATAGATCAGGAGATTGTCATAAGGGTCCACGGACAGCCGCTCGAAATAAGCCCTGACGACCTTGCTGGGAACTTTGACGTATCTGTTGACATTGGCGGGGCGACCAACAAGGAACAGCAGGAAATCAACCAAATGATGACAGTCCTGAACTATTCACAGATACTTTTACAACTGGGGGTCATGGTTCCAAGAAATGTCTACGAAATAGTCAAGAAGATATTTGAGACATGGGGCGTGGCAGATGCTGAGAAATATATAACCGATCCGCAGGATACCGAGCAGTTACGTCAGATAATACAGTATATTGACCAGCTTGGCATGATGGTTCAGAATGGTCAACCGCCTTCTATCGAGCAGTTGACAAGTGGCATTATGGCGGCACGGCAAATACTTATGAACGTGGTAGGGAAAGATATATCTCAGGAACAGCCACAGCCGGGCGTAGCCCCAGCCGGAGAAAGGGAATCAGCGGGCAGAAGCGAAGGCGATGGTATCGCCTATTCAAGCGGAGTTATTCCCGGGGGGCCGGGTGGTGTTAAATAATGGACAAGAGAATAGAGGCATATAGGGCACAGCAACAGGATGCTCTGGAAAAGTTGGTGCCATATCTTATTAGGCTGGACTACAGCGACATAAGTCAGCTAGAAAACGTATATCAGGCCGAACAGCATAACAAGTTGTTTGGCCTTTCGCTTTCTTCTGCGGAAGTGTCTGAAGTACATGCCGACATCAAGGGTGCGCACCATTTTTTATTGTGGCTTAAAGAGAAAATTAAAAAAACAAACACGGAGGGATAGGACATGGAAGAAAACATCACACAAGGACAGGAAGAGGTAGTTGAACCTAGTTTTGAAGAGAACTACGAAGATGTTAAATTTGCGGAATTTGACAAAAAATCATCTATGTTGGGCGGCGGACACGCAGATGACAACGAGGAATCTCCTGTTGACTGGGGCGACGATGATGGCGAAGAAGAAAATGACGTCAAAGATGAGCCTTTGGGCGGCGAAACTGAGGTCGTTTATAAGACGCTTAAGGTCGGCGACTCAGAATACAAACTTAAAAGCGAGGCAGAGCTTGAGAGCTTAGCTCTTAGGGCTCTACAATTCGGAGAGATAGAAACGAGGTTACAGCCCTATGCTGGAGTAATAGAAGCGATAGAAAAAGACCCCGGGCTCGCTGGTGCAGTAGCAGACGCGATACGCTCATATCAGACGGGCATACCGCTTCAGCGTCCAGAAGCACAGGGGGCTGACCCGGTTGACCCGGACAAAGAGCCTGAGCAGGGGGAATATGAGGATTATGACGATTATGAGAAGCGGCTGAACCAGTGGCGCGAGGATCGTACCCAGAGGCTTATTGACCAGAAGATTCAGAGTCACTTCAGACAGATGCAGGAGCAGGCCAGAATTGCACAGGTGCAGGCCGCCAATGCACAAATAATCAACTACGTAAACGCGGACCCGGAGAAAGATGCGGTCCTTGCGGTTATAGCCGACCCCAAGTTCCCAGAGGGGCTGAGGCGTGCTATGGATTATGACGGGCCTACATTTATGTCCGTCTACGACTCGATACGCAGGCAACAGGGGAAACAGGCCTATTTTGGCGCACCTCCTATTTGGGGTAATGCGCCCCAGGCCGGGACACGGCCCGAACAGGGCAGGACGGTTCCTCCTGCGAGACAGGCTCCGTTTGCAGAAAGCGGACGAGGAGCATTTCAACAGGGAAATAAGGGGGGTGTGGACAAGAAACTTCCTGATTTCAAAACAATGAACGACGAAGAATTCAGGAAGTGGAAAGAGTCATTCATGCTGAGCCGTCAGGGGCTCTAGCAACTAAAAAAAATTTTCATGATTTGATTGGAGGAATGCCATTTGGCACAGGTAAATACAACCACAATGCCTGTAAAACTACAGGACTATTACGATAAGGTGGCACTTGAGAAGGCAGTCCCGCTTCTCCTGTACCGCAAGTTTGCGCAGATACGCCCTCTCCCGAAGAATTCAGGAGAGATAATCCGCTTTAAACGCTGGGGGACTCTCCCTCCGGCAACAACCCCTCTTCAGGAAGGTGTGACTCCTGTAGGGAACTCAATCAGCGTAACCGAGATCACTGCCACAGTGGCCCAGTACGGCGACTGGGTACCTGTAACAGATAAAGTCCAGCTCCTCTATATGGACCCCATCCTTACCGAGATAGTGGAACAGCTTGGGGAACAGCAGGGAGAGACAATGGACGTGCTCATGCGCGACCAGCTCGCCGCAGGCTCAAACGTCAGGTACGCCAACGGCGTAGCAGGACGCGACAGCGTTGTGGCGCCCATTAGCACCACCGACCTCGATATCGCTATCAGGGCGCTTAAAAATGCCAACGCACGCCAAATAACCAACATAATCAAAGCGAGCACTGGCATTTCAACAACGCCTATCCGCCCCGCCTTTGTGGCTATTTGCCACCCGAACACAACGTACACCCTAGAAGGGTTGAACGGTTGGGTTCCGGTAGAGAAGTATTCCAGCCAGACCGGAGTTATGGAAGGAGAGGTAGGGGCCTATAAAGGAGTCCGCTTTATCGAGACGACCAACGCCCTTGCTTTTGCAGACGCAGGCGGGAATAAAGCCCAAGGGATGCTCTCTACTGGCGGAGTTAAAAATGACGTTTACGCAACGATAATCTTTGCTCAGAACGCATACGGCGAAGTACCCCTTAGCGGCTCTTCAAGCTCTGTCATCATTAAGGTGCATGGAGATAAGGATACCAGCGACACATCAGATCCTCTTAATCAGAGAGGATCGGCGGGTAAACACGAATACGCCCTAGCGGCGTAATTTCCTGCTCGCCTAAAACCTCTTCTGATTGACTTGGAGGCCCTAACGTAAAGACGAGGGTGACAGGGC